CTTCAGGGTGCTTCTGTGCGTCCAGAGCAATCGCGTCAGACAAAAACTTATCAGCAATACCAAAGTACTCAGGTGCTGATGTACCGCCTGTCTCGCCACGCTCACGAGCTAACAGAGCTACCGCCATGTGTATTACAGGTTGACTAGGTATACTCAGTACATCTGTGTCAGCACTCAACTCAGCGTTCCTAAGCGTACAGTTAAAACGTAAGCTGTACACACCGTCAGGTTTAGGATAAATGTCTACTTGAGTGTCACCACTGGAGTCAACGCCGTTGTACGTGTAGTACTCAGGTGAACCGCTGGGCGGTGATTGATTCAAGTACTTATCGTTAAACCAGTGCTGCGTGTTGTACTGCATAAAGATGTTTGAGGTGTCATTAATTACGTCTAGTACCTTGATCTTGTTTTGTGACCCAGTTAGCACGTAGTTAAAGATATCAGCAGATGTGGTTACGGTCAGGGTAGTCCTAAGTGCTGACCAATCCCAAGCATCCTCTACCATCTTCTTAGAGTCATTTACAAAGTCACCCACCATTTTGCTGTAGGTGTTGTCATTGACACTAGATACCTCGTCTTCACGTAAGCGTCTCAGCACGTTGTTTACTAAGTTTAAATATGTCATGCTCTACCGCCTCCAGCGCCAGTAAAGAGTCCTGCTAAGTAGTCTGTAATAGGAAACTGTCTACCTGCTAAAAGCGTAGGATCACCTTCTATTCCCATAGAAATTTCTGGCGCTTCTGTGGTAAAGCCTCCACCACCTCCACCGCCACCACCGCCGCCTCCGGGTGTAGTAACAGGAGGATCAACAGGAGGATCAACAGGAGGATCAACAGGTGGACATTTCCCGTCTTCGTAGCTGTCTACTGGTGTGCCATCTTCACAGGTTTCACACCCGCTTTCAACTGTAGCGCCGTTGTCACAAACCTCAGTACCTCCACCGCCACCACATGCTAAATCCCACGCTTTTTGCTGTTCTACCAATTCAAAAGTAACTGTTCCTATAGGTCTTGGTTTGCTACAGTCTACACCACCGCTAGTACCGCATTCGTCCTCATTCTCTGAGGCGTATACTGGGTCGTCACACGGGTTTGTTACTGATCCGCAAGCTGCTTCTTTGTCTACAAAAGTACCATCAGGGCACTTCTTTTTACCACATAAATCTGCGTTTTGGTCTGTTATCTTTGAACACTCCGGTGGAACTGCCCCACAATCAGTTTCTATATTTTTAACAAGAGTTCCTTGCTTTTCAGTCTTTTCAGGACACTCTCTCCAACCACAGGGTAAAGCATTAGCTGGATCATCACAGTCTAGTTCTTCACACTTCCCAGTATCAGGGTTTGGGCCTTGACCCGTAGGACACGTAGTACCGTCGTCAGTTACTAATGTTGGTCCTTGAGATGGATTACAAGGATCATATGTGTACTGGTTGCCTCCAAACGTGTAGCTGCCGTTTTTCTCTAAGTCGTTAAAGTCGTACTCAGGTGGTTGTCCCTTTAACTCAGTACCATCGTCACACAGGTCGTCACCGTCACCACCGTCAGTACCGTAACAATCTGGATCGTCTTCTATTGGTACTCCTGACTCACAGTGGGTTTCTCGACACTTATTATCCCAAGCATCTTGTTGATCTTGAAGTGCAAAAGTTAGAGCACCTGAGGGTCTAGGCTCAGTACAGACGGGATCGTAAGTTCCATCACCGTCTTTAATGCACACGCCCTCGTCATTTTCTGTGTACCCTTCTAAGCACTCGCCACAGCTTGCGTCCTCAAGGTCTGTACAAGAAAGGTGTTCTTTGTGAAGCGCTGTACATTCTTCTGCTGTCGGCCCTTCGCATTCTGGTGGTACTTCTTTTTCTATGCAGTTTTCATCAGCGTCTTCTTCGTAGCCTTCTAAACACTCACCGCAGTTTTCATCTTGTTTTTCAGTTCCTGCTTGAACTATGCCACCCTGCCTTCCAACCGTAGAGCAATCAAAGTTTTCAACATCGTCACAAGACTCTTCGTTTTTTACGTATCTGCCACCACCACAGTCTTGGTAGCCACATTTTTCAAAGTTGTCTGCATTAATCTCGCTTACATCTTCTGGGCATTCTCCGTCAACAGGCGGCGCAACAGGAAGTAGGTTTGTGATCTCTTCTTCTAGTTCTCCCCAGATCCAAGTAGCAGCATAAACACCAAAGATTCCTTTGAGCCAATCAATAATGTCACTAGCTTTAGTATCAGTTGCGTCACCAAAAATCTCTTTAACTTTTTTAAGGACGGCATCTTTCCAACCCTCAAGTGTTCCCGCAGGGTCTTCTATAAAATCACCGATGTCTTTTCCGATGCCCTTGAGAAAGTCCTCAAAGTCGCGGTAGGTGCCTACATCAATTTCACCCATGCCCGGAAGCTGTGGTAAACCGGGTATACCTGCTAAAACATTAAAGTTTACACAGTCTTTCCAGCAGTACGTGCCTGTATCTGGGTCTGCCGTTTTACAGTCTTTTAAGTCTTGACACTTCTCAGGAATACCTGCTTCTGCAATTTTGTCACCGATTTTCTTAATACATTCTATAGGGTTCCCAACGCAGTCTGTAATTACGTCTTTAAAGTCGTCGTAGATACCCTTAGCAATGTTAGCAATGTCCTCGCCTACTTCATCTACGTAGTCTTGGAAAGACTTATCTACGCACTCTGGATCATTTGGGTTAGCGATACAGTCTACAGGGTCGTCACCGCCGGTATCACACTTTCCTTCTGAATCTACTGTTCCGGGAACTGACCCTTCCATACAGTCAGCGCCTACAGTAAAGGCACATTCCCCGTTCTCTATTTTTCCCGGTATTCCTAAGGCATACTCACAATCAGCACCATCTGCAGGTTCTTCTGTTTCTACACAGCCGCCGTTTGTATCGTACTCTCCTTGCTTTCCGTCATCAGTTTGACACGGCTGACCCGCTGTAGGTCTTACGTCCCACCAGCTTCCGTCGTAACCGCCATTATTAAGAATTCCTGCGAGAACTACGCTTCCTTGGAATTTATCGTTTTCGCCACATTGGATTTCATTAGCCTCAGTGAGGCATTTGATGCTACCTCTAACTTCTTCTATGGCTTCGTCGTCGTAGCCCTCTGCCTTAAGTATTGTTACTATTTCGTCCCAAGTTTGTGGGGCCTTCCCTTCGTGAATAGTGTCTCTGAGGTAGTCGGAGTAGACTGTTGATTCAACCTCGTTATCGTCGTTGTACCCATAAACAGTATGTGGATTACCGTCAGCATCTACAGCATAAACGTCGTCTACTCCGTCACCGTTTAAATCACTTGCTGTATAATCAACAGCACCTTGTGGAAACCATGTCTCACCGACGTACTGATTGGTTGACAATATACCTGAGTACTGACCGTACTTAGAAAGTACAGACAGTAGTTTATCGCTTTCTCCTGTTTCTACAGCTTCAGACAACTCCCTGTAAAAACTATTTGCAACGTATGCTTCTAGGAGGTCTTTGTTTTTTCCTTCATGGTCATCAGTAAGTTGGCTTAGTCTGTTAAAAGCCTTTTGTAGACCCTCTTCAGGATCTGAAATACATTGCCCTTGCCAAAGATTTCCATCCTCCCAACAAGTACGTATGTCTTCTCTTCTTTCTTCTCGTATAGCAGCGTAAAGCGCCCGTAAATTTCTTCTAGCAGAATCTTGGGAGCCTCCTTGACTCTGGCTTAGTGCGTCCCAAAGCGCCTGCCACGGATCTGGCATATCTTCATTTAAAGCCATAGCTTACTTACCGCCCTTAAGCTGCATCAGCTTATCAGCACCACGTATGCCAAAGCTGGCTGTGACTGCAACGTACAAAAGATATTGATACCACTCAGGTAGTCTATCTAGCTCTGCAAAAGCCATACCTACGCGACCAATGATATCAAGATCGTTCATACCTACGCCCCACATAATAGCTATCACAGGTGCACTCAGGACTACTGTGAACCACTCGTCTTTCCACGAGTTAGCACTAGCCTGTGCCATGTGCTGTTCCCAAGATGCTGTGTTCTGTATTACTTGCATCTTAGCTACGTGTTTTGCTTGTGACTGCTCGTGACGATTGCTCATCCAAGTCTTAGCGAGTCCAGCAATAGGACTAATGAGTGCTTGCCACACTTACGCTTTACCTCTGTTACGCCAGCTTTGCACCGTGTCTGTTTCCCAGATGCGTATACCTGTCCACACGAGTGTCAACAACGCAGCCAAGGAAGGCAGTACGCCAGCCAGAGCACCAACACCTGTT